GGTGACGGCATCCCCCGCCCGGAAGGGGAACGTGACCCCCGCCGCGGTGATGGCGGCGTCGGTGAACACCGCACCGGACACCACAGCCTCCGCCTCCAGACTGCCGAACTCGCCCTTATTCGTGTTGTAATACGCCTTGTCCGGAAAAATCACCACATAGTCGCCGATGGCGGCCAGCTGCTTGCGCCCGGGCGTCACCTGCCCCACGACGCTGCCGTTGTGATAGACCGTGCCGCCGGACACCACCAGAAGACCGTCCTTGGTGATGAGGCCGCCGGGATTGGGGTACTGTCCCAGATCCCGGCGGGGCGGACGCTGGGACAGGCACGGGAACTGCGTTGCGGAGAGGTTTTCACTGTGGGAAAGCTCACCCTCCGCCCAGTCCTGCCCCCAGTTGAGGCCACGGAAGGCCACCGTGTACTGCTTTGCAGCTTCATTGCCGGTTTTCAGATAAGGCAGCATCCCATCACCCCATTACCTTCCAGGCATTCCGGGAGCCGGAGTGCTCCCGGCTGCGGATGTGCCGCGCCTTCAGCTGCTCCAGACGCTCACGGAACATCAGCATGGTGTTGTTGTAGTTGCCGTACTCCCGATTGTGGAAGTCGATCATGGCCATGACATACAGGCTGTAAATTTCCTCAAAGGGATGCCCCACCCGGAGTGGGCGGTCGGCGTCGTCGGGGATGGCATAGCCGAGCGGCTCCGGATCGTGAAAGACCTCCGCGCTGAGCATCCCCTCCAGCTGGTTGATCCAGCGGCATTTGTCCTCATCGGTGTAGACGTTGGGCTTTACCCCATCCACATAGCCGATGACGGTGTTCATGGTTGCCATTCTGTCACTTCCTTCCTCCCCTCAGCCCTTCCAGCGGCTGCGCTTCTCCCGCACATCCACGTGGACGAAGGTGGGGTAGACGCCGATGCCGCCGGAATCCGGCAGCAGCGTCTCTGCGAAGGCTGCCACATCGGCGGGACTGATGCCCTTCACCTGAATGTCCGCCGCCGAACCGCAGAGGTGCTGGCTGTAGACCGCGCCGTCCACCTTTTTGTTGTAGCCGGGGGTACGGTAGCCGCTGCAGACCGTCACCGGCTGCTGAAAGTGGCTGCGGATGGCCTGCAGAACCTCCGTCAGTACCGGGGCGATGAAGATGGGATCGCTGCCGTCACGGCAGGCGAACTCCCGCACCTTGAAATTGGCCGTCAGCTGCTTTGCGCCGTCCCGGGCGCAGCTGTAGGCATGGATGATGACGCTCATGCCGTCACCTCCGGCAGACCTGCCAAAGACGTCAGCAGGCTCAGCACACCCGCCAGCACCGAGGCCGACGCCACCATTCTCCACTCCACGGCGGACAGCACGGCAGATGTGCCGATGGTGGCGGCAGCGGTCTGTGCCGCCGTCTTCACGGCACGGACTCCGGCAGCCCGTACCCATTTCTTCCAGTTTTTCAAACTTGCTTCCTCCTATCGGTGAAATTTCTCCAGATCGTCGATCCGGTGGTTGGCCACCCGAATGCGCTCCTCCAGCAGACATTCCTGCTCCTCCAGCTTGTAGGTGCGCTCGATGACCCGGTTGTGGCGGTTCACCTTTTCCTCCAGCTGCTCCAGCCGGTAGGCGATGAGGGCGGTGCTTTTGCGGTTGGCCAGATACGCGCCCGTCAGGGTACCTGTCAGCGACAGCAGCGCCACGATGACGGTATCCGTCATGCCGTTACCTCCCCTCCGGTGATCTCCGCCGCCTCATCCTCGGTGATGAGCCCCTTCAGGGCGGCCGCCCTGACCATCCGGGCCGTCCAAAGGCCCTGACGGTACCACTTTGCGATTTTTCCCTTCATTGCATCACACCTCCAGTAGGGTATCGGTCATCATGGCGGTATAGGTGAGCTGCGCCTCCAGCCGGTCCAACTGGGAGGGCGTTTTTACCGCTGGCTCCGGCAGCGTACCCTCGGTCATGTGGGTGACGGTCAGCATGGTATATTCCACGGATTCCGTCACCGGCGCACCGCTTTCGTCGAAGGCCGTCACCTCCTGGGTATAGGTCCGCTCCGCCGCCTCAATGCTTCCCAGACGGGGGAAAGTAGCGGGCAGAGGGAAGTCCTTCGGAATCATTGCCCATCCTTCGGGCGGAGCAGTGATGTGGTGAGCCCTGTGGTCGTTGTATACGCCCGGCTCAAGGGGCGTCAGACAGATGATGTGCATTGTGTTCCCTCCTTACAGCACCTGATACCAATAGCTCCTTTGGGCGCCATTGACGAATTCGCTGTCCGTCCATATCGACAGCATGCCATGGTCAAAGGCAACGCCGTCCAAGCCGAACACCTCTCCGGATCGTTTGTCGAGACAAATCGCTCCCGAGATACCCACCAACACCATGCCAATCTCACTGAGGATTGCCAGCAGTTCGCTGGAAGCGCCAGCTTCAACCGTTCTGGATGTTTTGCTGCCGTTGCCGGTATAGTCGCCGCTAAAGCGGTTGCTGCCGTCCAGCGCCAAAGCGCCAACATCCGAAGCTGTAGGCTTGTTGCCCGAGTGATAGACGAGATGCGTAGTCTGTTTACCCGCTGCATCCACATCCATCACGGAAAGTGCGGTTTTCAATTCATGGGCGGACGAGTTCCGCAGTATGAGCATACGTCTGTTTTTCGTGTCGCCCACTTTCGCTCTGCTTTCCAGTTGAAACACCGAACTCGTAGAGGCTACACGGCCATAGCCGCCGCCAAAAAGCAGGTCACCCGTCATGGTATCACCGCTCTTGCTGACAGCTCCCACATCCGCAGCCGTGGGATCCAGCGGGAGCTTCTTATTCTGGCTGCCGGTACCCAGCCACAGTACCTCGGCGCCGCTGTCGGTGGTCATGGCGAACTCGCCCTGTGCCAGTGTGGGCAGGTTGGCCCTCAACCCCCGCTTGATCTGAAATATTCTTGCCATTTTCTCACTCCTTTCAAAACGTTCCGCAATCGATGTCGCCCACATCTGCGCCATCACGGATGACGGCGGTATGGACGCCCTGGGCATCGGTGACGGTGATAGTGACCGCATCCCCCTCTCGGGTAACGCTCACCTGAGGACTGGCCCCAGCGGCACCGGGGTCACCCTTCTCGCCAGGGTCACCTTTCTCACCCTTGGCGCCGACCGGCCCCTGCGGGCCGGTCAGCTTTCCGGTGTCATGCTTCTGCTGGAACGTCTCACCGTCTGCAAAGGTCACCTCGTCGGCACGGGCCTTTCCGCTCACCTTGACGTTCCCCTCCGGCGTGCCGATGTACAGGGCTTCCTCGTCCCTGACGTATGCAGCCTCCCGGTCCTGCAGCACCGGCATATTGCTTTTCCTTCCGGCCCGCAGCCGGATGGTGTCTGCCATGGTCAGCCCTCCTTAAAATTTACCGCAGTCGAAAGCCGCTGTGATCTCCTGCTGGACGTAGACCTGCGTGGCAAAGCCGCCCACGGCAATGCGTTCCGCCTCCTCAGCGTAATACCGGGCGTTGTCCTGATCCTCAAACTCCCGCAGGCCGGTGCCGCCTACGGCGTAGCTTTTGGCCAGCAGTGCCTCGTAGTCCGCCGCCTCCTCGGAGGCTTTTGCGGCGTCCTGACTGTCCTTTGCGGCGACGGCAGCGGTCTCCGCCCGCACCGCTCTGGTTTCCAGCTCCTCCTGCAGCACGTCGATCTGGGTCTGGAGCTGCTCCGCCTGAGAGGGGGTGGGCTCGGTAACGGTGCTGTCCGCGGCACTGCCGGAGGGGCGCACCAGCAGCTCACCGTAAACGCTGCGCCGGCGCATGCCCGCCACATAGCCGTCGATGGCAAAACGGCACTTGCCTGCCGCCGTCATGGCTTCGCCGGGGATGGGCGTCAGATACACCCGGCCGGCGGCGGTGATGTCCTCCAGCTGGTCCGCCGTCAGAATACGCTTTGTCTCGTTTTCACCCTTGGCGTTCCACCAGACCACGGTCTTGGCCATGCCGTCCCAGCCTTCGTCGAAGGAGATGCGCAGGGCGACGGCGTTGGCCTCGCCCTGCACACCGGCGGTACGGCTGTCACAGAGGAGATGGCTGCCGCTGACCCGTACCTCGATGAGCTTGTCCATGCTTACAGCTCACCGCCGGTAAACTCCGCCGTCCTGCGGCGGATCAGCATACCGGTCTGGGCGTCCTGACGGTCGCTGCTCTCCAGAATTTCGGCGAACTTACGGCGGATCTTCACTCGCTCGCCTCTCTGGATGGCGATGGTCTCGCCGTTGCAGCCCACGAACACGGGGTCCTTGTACTTGTCGTTGTCTCGGAAGAGCTTCACCTCCACCTCCTCGTTCATATACGCCTCATAGGCGGCGCGCTCGGCCTCGGTCATGCCGGCAGGGGCGCCCTTGGCCTCTGCCGCGATGCGGGCGGCCTCCGCCTTGGCGTTTTCGATAAGGGCGGCGGCTTCTGCTCTGGCCTCTGCCAGCAGCTTCTCCATCTCACTGCGCAGCTCTGTCAGTTCCTGTTTTCTGTTCTCTGCCATACCGTTCACCGCCTTTCGTTAGTTGCCCTCGCTGGGATTGAAGCTGCAGCCGGACTCGATACGCACCATAAACTGCTCCACCAGACGCTCAGCGGCGCGGGTTGCCTTCCAGCCGATGGAAGCGCGCTGGTTGATGGGGTCGGAGGTGCCGGCGCTGCCCACCTGCTTGACGATGTGCTGCAGGCCGCCGCCCTCGATCTCGGTGATGCCATAGGCGTTGTCGCCCAGCACCAGCGTGGCATAGACTGCCTGACCGTTTGCACCTGCGCCCGCCCAGATCTTGGCCTCGGTGGTCTCCACGAAGCGACAGCCTGCGATGCGGCCGATCTCACCCTCGTACCAGTCGGCGGGGTCGGCGTAGGTCTTGACAGACTCCCACATCTCGTCGTGCATCAGGTCGTAGGCCACATCGGGATGGATGATGGCGATGTAGCTGCCGTTGATCTTCTCTGCGTTCTGGTTCTTCAGCACGCGGACGGCCTTCATGATGTCGTCCACGGTGAGGGTGTGGGCGGCGGTGAGTGCACCGCGGCTGGACACGCCGCCGGAGTAGATGACGTTGGTGCCGCCCACCAACACCTCGCGGGTGATGGCGTCCAGAGTGGCGCCTGCCTGTGCGCCCAGCAGCTTGGTGGCCTGCATGAGATTGTTGTCCACGGCGGTGAGCATCAGCATGTCGGACAGGGTCACATAGCCGCCGTACTGGTCTGCGGTGGCGGTGACGGTGCTGACGGTGAGGCTCTGACCGTCGGGGGTGACGCCCTCAGTGAGAGGAGTGGTCAGCTTGGGCAGGTGGCTGTACTTGCGGAACTCGATGGTCTTGCCGCCGCCCTGAGGGATAGGGATCTTCTGGGCGAACTGGTCATGCACCAGACGGGGCACGGCGTTGTCCACCAGATAGTCGGAGTAGAACACGCGCATCTCCTCGGAGAGGCCGGCGGTGGTCTGGGTGTTGGCGTCTGCAAACAGCTGCAGGTCAAAATCGGAATACTTCTTCATATGGATTACATTTCCCCTTTCTGAATATACGGGAGGTTCAGAATCGGATGGTGTCCCCCCGCTGTACGCGGCGTGCGATCTCCCTGCGCTGGGCGGGTGTGAGATCCCGGACGCCGCTGCCGGTGGTGACGGCGCTTTGTGTGGAGATGCCGTTCTCCCGGGGACGCAGTCCCCTGCTACGGATACGCTCGGCCATCCGTTCTCCGGCAGACCGGGCGGCGGCCGCCTTGATTTCCTCCATGTGCCGCAGCTGATAGGCCTCCGCCACACCTATGCCGGAGCGCAGCAACCTACGGAATTGACCGTCTTTCAGCTCGGCGCGCAGGTCGAAGCTGGGATAGCGGCTGCGGAGGGCGGCGGACTCCCGGAGCCAGCCGGTGAGCTGCCTGCCTGTCTGCTGCAGCTGCAGCGCACGGCGGCGTTCCTCGGTCTGGGCGTCGGGTCGGGCGCTGCCCGTATCGGCCTCAATGGCGGCGCGGAGTCTGGCAAGATCGCCCTCCGGGGTGTGATAGCGGCGGGAGAGCAACTCCAGCACGCCCTGCTGGGCGGCCAGACGGCTCTCCATGCCCTTCACCTCCCGGAAGCGGCGGTTGAAGGCGTTCTGGAACAGCTCGGCATACTGCTCCTTGTATTCCCCCTCCACCAACGCCCGGAATTCCCGGCGTTTGGCGTCGGCGGTGTTCTCCCCGGTGGTGGGAGTGGTCTGGGCTTCGCCCGTGGAGTTCCGGTGGCTGCTTCCGGCGGGGATGGCTGCTTCAGCCGGGGCGGTCTGGGGCGCTGCCGCTGCCGGGCCGTCGGCAAACAGCTGCAGGTCACAGGCCGCTCCCTGTGTGCGGGTGATGTTCATGGGTACTTCCTTTCTTCGCCCTTCTGAGAGGGTGTTTTGTATTCTATGACCTCCACGTACTGTGGGTAAGTCCTAGCAATGATTTGGTAGCCGGCCATCGCCATGGAAAAGGCGCTGTCAGCCTGCTGGTCTGCGCCGCAGCGGAACTTCATCTCTCCCTTGCGGCAGGCGGCCTCCGCCGCCGTCCCCGTCTGCCGGAGATAGCCCAGCAGCGCATAGGAGAGGGCGGACACCCCGGCGCAGACGATGTCGCTGCCTGCGGGGGCGTATCCGGCATGGCCGGTGATGGTAAGCCGGTGCTGTCCGCCGGTCAGCTGATATCGGATGGAAATCACAGGCGCTCCATATCCACTCTCGCCCGGCTGGCCAGCTTCTGCCCGTAGTCGGTCATGGTGGCTTTCCGGGCGTTGGTGACGGCGCTGCCCATGGACTTGCCGCCGCTTTTGGTTTTGGGCAGCTCCTTCTCCGCCCCGACAAGCGCCTGCAGCATCTGATAGCTGCGCTGTCCCTGCTGCACGGCGGCGCGGACCTTCTCCTGCCCGTCGAAATCCATCAGCTCCAGTGCTGTGAGACTCTGGTCCGCCATGCGGGGATCGAAGAAGCCCAAACGGTACAGCTCCTTGGCCAGCTCGTTCTGTGCCATCTTGGAGTAGGGGCTTCGCTTCTGGGGCTTCACCACCACATCGAACACAGGGCGGCGGACGGCGGGGACGTACCCCGGCTGGTGCTCCTCGCCGGGATACAGGGGCGGCAGCGCCTGTCCCCGGAGGGCGGCGCCGGAGAAGCGCACATAAGTGTATGCTCCGGTGTCGCCGGTGACCCGGAAGCAGCGCTCCTCCTCGTAGAACTGGCGGATCAGCTCGATGGCCAGATAGCACTCCTGGGTGAAGCTGCGGTAGCTGACGGCGATCATATCCCGGCTGGTCTTGTTGCCGGCCTCCTGCAGGGCGGCGATGGCTGCCGCCGCGGTGACGCCGCCGGAGCTGCTGCCCTGAGAGATATCCCGGTTGCTGGAGGTCTCCTTCAGCTCGTTGATTTTCATCTGCAGCACGCTGAGGACGTTGCCGCCCACCGGCTGCACCCGCAGGGGCACCAGATTGGCCGGGTCGCCGCTGTACTTCACCAGCGGACGGCTCCAGTCCAGAAACTCCTCATCGCTGATGCCCGCGCCGTCCTTGACCAGATACCGTACCCGTGCACTCATCATGCTATTCTCCAGAATCACCTGCGAGAGTTTGTCGATGTACAGCTGGGGGGATTTCATCAGGGCGATGCAGCCGAAACCGGTGGGCATTCCCTCCTCTGGAAACAGCACGTCAAACTCGATGGGATAGCGCCCGTGGGCGTAGAAGCCGTTGGGGTACTGCTCCGGATGGTTCTCGCTGGCAAAGAGTATGGTCTCCCCCACGAATTTGCAGTAATGGAGAACGGTGCGCCCGGCAGGGGTAAGCTTTTTGTAGTACCAGTCCACCACCACGCTCTTTTGCGCGGCGTCTGCCGTTTCGCAGCCAGGATACTGCCCCACGTCGATGATGCGGCTGCCCAGCTTTCCCTCCAGCTGAGGGTACTCCTGCACCAGCAGATCGTTGCTGCGCAGCTCCACCACAAAGAGATTGCGGCTGGCCTGCAGCTCTGTGATGCCCGGCTCCCAGAAGATGTTCAGCAGATCCACAAAGCGGATGTCCACATCACCCATGCCCTGCTCCAGCTGGGGATTCCAGAACACACCCTTGGCGGAAACGCCGTGCTTGAGCTTGTACCACGCCGCCCGGTCGTAGGTGCGCTCGTACTCACACCGCTGGAAGATCACCGGCAGCACGCTGGAGAGGGTCTCCGCGTCGGCCTCGTCCCGCTGCTCCCGGGGCAGCACGTTGGGTTCGGGATAGTTGTCCATGATGTCGGCGTGCTTGTTGGCGATGGAGTTGAACAGCCACGCGGACGCAGGCTCCGGGCGTTCCTCCCCGGACTCGCCCCGAATCAGCTCCCAGTGGCGCAGGCGGTACCACCGCTCCTCCTCCAGAATGCGCTGCTCCAGCGGTGCCTTGGCGGCCTTGTAGTCCCGGAGGCTCTGGGCTGCCTGCCGGATGGTCTCCTCATTCACCGGCAGCAGGCCGGCGAGGGAATCGTTGTCGTACATAGTTTTCACCTCAATACTTTCGATAGAATGCGTAGCGGTCCGGGGGCGTATCGGCAGTCAGGGGATCGTACACGCAAGCCTTTCCCTCTGCCGGCAGGGCAGGCTTCACGGGATTGGCCATGCACAGGTAGCGCACCTCGTCCGCCGTATGATCCTCCTGCCGGGTATCCACATCCTCGGGACGCTGGGGGTCGTAGGTCAGCAGTGGCATGGTGCGGATGAAGGCCCGGCAGCCGGAGAAAACGTACAGCATAGGCACGCCGTTTTCATCAAACTGCAGCCGGTAATGCACCTGCATCCAGCCGGGGATGCGCTGGTGGTCCCCCGGCTCAAACCAGATGCCGCAGCGCTCCGCCGTTTCAGCAATGGAAACGCCGTGGCTGGCGTCCCAGATGGCCGGATCAGCCACACCCCGGATGCGCCGTCCCTGCAGCCACGGATGCTCCCGTTCCAGCCGGGCCATCTCCCGAAAGATCTCATCGGGAGGCCAGCGGACGCCGGTATCCGGCTGACCCTCCATGCAGCCGTACAGCTCTAAAATGCGGTATAGCCGTCCGTCGTGATCCACCGCCCACCAACCGCAGGAAAAGGGTTTCGCGTAGCCGAAGTCGAAGCTGCGCCACACCTCCCAGCTGGCCGGGATGTCGAAGGGCGCGATGACATGGGTCCACAGGCGGTCGTGGTAGTGCTCCGGATCGTCCCGCAGCTCCTCGAAGACCTGTCCCTGATACACGTTCCAGTCGCCGTGGAGGTGCGCCCGCCGCTTGTGCTCCGGCAGCGCCTCCAGCATTTTAATGTAGCCGGGGTCCGCCTCCATGAGCACCCGGTTGTCATGCACGGTGGCCTGAATGAACTGATAGTCGGCAGGGTCTTCCCCGTCGCGGTACTGCCTGTCGATGAAGATGCGGCGGATGTAGTCGTGACCGGGCCCGCCAGGGTTCATGGTGTAGTACACCCGGGGCCGGAAGTCCCTGCGGACGGTGCGCAGGGCGGTGCAGATGAACTTCATCCAGTCCTCCGGAAGCGCCGTGGCCTCCTCGAAGATGATGAAGTCGAACTCCTGTCCCTGATACTGCAGCAGATCGCCCTCATTGTCGCAGTAGCCCATCTGAAAGCGGCTGCCGTTGGGAAACAGAAAGGCACGCTGCTCCGTGTGGTACTTGGCGTAACCGTGAAGCTCCCGCATCAGGGGCAGGATGTGGTTGCTGCGCAGCTCCGGCAGGGTGCGGCGGATGAGGATGCCCTTCAGGCCTTCATAGCGCATGCAGAGCATCACGCCCTTACGGCGGGCGGCCCAGCTTTTGCCGCCGCCCCGTGCGCCGCCGTATCCGATGTGCCGCGCGTTGGCGGCGAAGAAGGCCTGCTGCTTGGGGTTGGGAACATCCTCCCGGAGACGGCAGAAAATCAAAGGCTCGCTCATCGGCTCCATTCCTCCAATTTTCCCTCGAATTTGATGCTGCCGGGCTCTCCCATGGCAAGTCCACCTTTGCCGTAGGCCAGCTCAAAGAAAAACTGTTCGATCTCCAGCTTCAGCTTGACTGGCGTCTCCGGATCCTCCGCTATGGCCCGAAGCCGGTCGGGCGCCTCCAGGGCGTAGGTCATCAGCCGCTGGGCTGCATCACCGCCGTTGGCGGTCTTCACGAACCGTCCCCGTTCATCGCGCTGACGTTCTGCTTTCATTTCTGATCCCTCATCTTTCATGTTTCACCCGTTTCTTACTCTCCTCCAGAAACGGCAGCACCCATGCGGTGTCACTGTCCGCCATTGTGGGAAACTCTGTGGAAATCTCTCCCATTGGCTGCTTTCGTTCTGTGTTTGCGATTGATGTTGTGTTTGGGGTTACGATTGTGTTTGCGTTTGTAGTTGCAGCTGCGTTTGTAGTTGCTGTTGCAGTTGGCATACAACTGCATACATCTGCTTGCATCTGCCCACCGTTCCAGTCCTCGTACTCCATTGGGATCTCTCCACGGCGCCTGGCCGCAGACACATATGCGGCATACGCCTTCTTACAGCACTTCTCCCGGTAGGCAACCGCATCCCGATCCATGCGGCCCCGCAGCATCTGAAAGGCAACCGCCTCAGCCCCGGACAGGTCCCGCACTTCGCCGTACCGGCCGTAGGCCATGAGAGCTCTGAACAGCCGCCCCGCCTCCTCATCATTCAGAATGTCCAGAGCAGGCATCACTTCAAAATAGAGCATAAAGCCCGGCCGCTGATTCATGGCGCTCCTCCCTCCTCCGGATATTCCCGCTCCACCCGGAAGCAATGCTCCATGCAGTCCGGACAGATGATCTCATCCCCCACCCGGTAGTAATAGTCCTCCTGTACCGTCCGGCCGCAGTAGCCGCACACAGGGAGGGTGTTCTCCCAGCGCTCCCGCTCCCGCTCCGTCAGCCGCCACAGGCTGTAGTTGTCTTCCAAGGTCGTTTCCTCCTGTCAATTAGCAGTTGACTAAGGTAAGCCATTGTGGTATGATTTTGTTGGACAATCTCTGGGCAAGCGGCACTTACCCGGCACAGAAGCTTACTTTGGTCGTACGCTGTACCCTCAGTATAGTACACTTTAGTAAGCTTGTCAATCATATACACCGAAAAAAGTAAGCTTCGCCGTTTTGCACAAAAGAAAGAGGCTGATTTTGTGTTTTATGACCTGTTTTGCCAGCTTTGCGAGAAGAAGGGCGTCAGCGTGACCCGTGCCACCGTGGAAATGGGGCTCAGCCGCACCATCGGTAGCAAGTGGAAACGCACCGGTGCCACCCCCAACGGCGAGACGCTGAACCGCATTGCGGAATATTTCGATGTCACCACCGACTATCTGCTGACGGGGGAGCATCCGCAAAAGGAACAGGCCGCCATCGACGTTGTCGATGACGACCTGCGGGAGTATTTAGAGGAGCTGCGCAGCCGTCCTGAGAAGCGGCTTTTGTTCTCGGTGACGAAGAACGCCACCCGCAGCCAGATCGAAGCCATTGTAAAAATGATTGAGGAGATGCAGAGCAACACATGAAGTATATCGAGGGCATGGATTACTGGGTGCGCTATGTACAGTTCCCCAACATGGCCAGTGAATCCGTGGCGGCCTCCCATGGCGACGGCACGTTCACCATCTATATCAACACCCTCTTTCCGGAGGAGAAGCAGGCGGAGCGTCTGCGCCATGAGCTTGCGCATCTGGAGCAGGAGCATTTTTACCGGGACGAGCTGACCATCCGGCAGATCGAGCGCAGCGCGGAGGGGCTGTCCCCGGACAGCACGCTGCCCGCCGCAGACTGCCGCACCCTGCCGGGCCCGTCACCGTCCTTTGTGGCGGTGCGTTGGGACGGACAGCCGGAGGAGGTCAGCTTTGCCTTCCGCGTGCCGGACGATTCCCTGCTGCCCTATTTTCGCCCCGGTCAGTTCCTCTGCTGCGACGGAAGCCCCCTGACCCCCGGCGACGTGGGATTGTTTCAGTACCGGGGCGTCACCCTCTGCCGTCAGTACCACAAGGATGCTTTCGGCATCACCTATCTCTTTTCCATTGACCGCAGCCGGTCGGGGGAGGATATCCCCGTCCCCGCCTGCGAGGAGCACGCTCTGCTGTGCCTGGGCCGCGTGCAGACAGCGCAGCCCATCCCCTTGCCGGGTGAATGAAGGATCAGAAGTGAACAATGCGAAAAGCGGAAGGGTATCATCCTTCCGCTTTTCGCATTTGTTCTGAATTTGTATCGGCCAAATATAGGCAAAGGCCGTTTTTGCCCCAGCAGGTGCTCGGCGAGAATAACCGACGCTTTGCAGAATATATTTACCAATGGACGGGCAAAATGAAAAGCAAGCGCAGCGGAAACGGACTTTCCTTTAAATTCTTCCGCATTATTTAGCCGATAGTCATTTTACATAATTTCGATTCAAAAAACATATTGAATTTTAAATCGATTGGTGGTACGATAGGTGAACACTTACAAAAACCTGTGTTTTGGCGGTGACAATATGGCCTATCAGCAGCTTGGTAAACTCTATTACGGAAACAAAGATGTATATATACAAACATATAAAACAAGGTTTGATTCGGAAGATACCGTAAAACTCGATTTTATGGTCGGGTCAAATCAGGCCTTTTTTGTCCAGAATACGGAAGTTCTGACGTTGGCATATGCCATTGCCCGATTGGACAAATCGGTAACCAAATTGTGCACGACTCTGCCCGGTGTGGCAAAAACCCAGTACTCACAAAAATGCCTGATCGATGAAATTGTTCTGACAAATAAAATCGAAGGTGTCCACAGCAGCAGAAAAGAAATTGACGAGGCATTGGACATTCTTGCGAAACAATCCGTCAAAAAGGGGAAACGCCATCGGTTTGTCGGTCTGGTAAATAAGTACCTCAAACTGCTTACACAAGAGGATGTTCCGCTGACGACCTGTCAGGATATCAGAGCTATATACGACGAAGTTTTCCTGAACGAGGTCATTGCCGAGGACCCGCACAATGCCCCGGATGGAAAAACATTCAGAAAGGATATTTCCCAGATCCATAGTGAAACGGACAAGGTGATCCACAAAGGATTATATCCTGAGAGCAAAATCATCGATGCCGTACAAAAAGCACTGGACATTTTGAATGACAGCTCCATAGATGCATTATTTCGGATCTGCGTATTCCATTATCTGATCGAATACATCCATCCTTTTTATGATGGAAACGGCAGACTGGGGCGGTTTATCCTGAGTTATTGCCTGTCTGAAAATCTGGAGCCATTGCTTTCCTATCGAATCTCTGAAACCATTAAAGAAAACATCAATGAGTACTACAAAGCTTTTAAAATCTGCAATGATCCGCATAATTTAGGCGATTTGACGCCGTTTTTAATCATGCTTCTCAAGATGATCTGCACGGCTCTGAAAGACCTGGAAGAATCCTTGCAGAGAAAGCTGTTTGATTGGAAGCAATACGAACGTTTCGTGGGCACTTTTGCGGAAACAAGCGACGGCAGCGTTCGCAGCATGTATAGTATTTTGATTCAGGCTGCGCTGTTCAGCGAAAAGGGAATTTCAACAGAGGAGCTGATATCCGGCTTTGGTAAGAGTTATTATACGGTCAGGAAAATACTGGGCAAAATCAGGCCCGCATTATTGGTGGCGGAAATGAAAGGGAAGTCCAAATATTATCAGCTTGATCTGTTGACTCTTGATGAAATGATTTTGCAGCAGGAGCTGCAGGAAGCGTCTGGAGCCCCCGTCCCTAATCGGTAACATGCTGCTCTCCGCTGGACTTTGATGGGGCCTGTTCGAGTCCCACCTCCGCGCTAAGAGCCGCCGCTGTGCGGCGGTTGCGCTCCGGCACACCCGCCTGCGGGCGGGCGTCTCACCCGGTGGCTTCTTCACAGCACCATCAACAGCAAAATCCCCGCCGCCCAAAGGGCAGCGGGGATTTTGGTGCCGGTGGTGGGACTCGAACCCACACCCTGTCGCCAGGAACGGATTTTGAGTCCGTCACGTCTACCATTCCATCACACCGGCGTTCTAACGTAGTATAGCATACGCCCCGGGGAATTTCAAGATAAAAATCCCCGGGGCGCAATTTCTCAAAACGCCATCTCTTCACTGCCGAGGTTCAGCAGCACATTACCCTTGTCATCATACTTGACGGTCTCCCGATCCAGCACAAAGCTGTCGGCGTAGGCGAGATACTCAGCAATGCTGCCATAGGTGGGCTGGAACTCCGCCACGATCTCCTTTGCACGCTCTGCTCCGTTCTCCAAGAGCAGCTCCAGAATCAGCAGCTGTGCCTTCACCATATCCACGCAGGCGGCGTCGGGATCGGCAACGCAGTAGTTGTCGCCGTGCTCGGTGCCGGTGCAGCCGCCGATGTAGGGATGGATGGTAGCCATGACGGAGGACACGTCGCCCATGTCACTGGAGCCGGTGCCCCAGCCATCGGGATTGTAGGTGACCTTCTCCATGAACGTCTCCATAGCCTCTTTCGCCAGTGCCATGAAGGGACGGGAGTGGATGCGGGGGAAGTAGCCGGGACGGTCGCACAGGATGACGCCCGCTCCCAGAGCGGCGGCGGAGGCAGCCAGTGCCCGGTTCACCTTGTTGTTGGCGTCCCGGACAGCCTCCATGGACGCGCCGCGGATGTAGCTCTCCATGGTGACCTTCTCGGGAATGGCGTTGACCACGGTACCGCCGGAGGTGACGATGGGATGCACCCGGATGTGGGCGGAGTCCTGGAAGGTCTCACGAAGTGCGTTGATGGAGTTGAGGCCCTGATTGGCGGCGTACAGGGCGTTGATGCCCTTGTGGGGAGAGCCGCCGGCGTGGGCGGACTTGCCCACGAAGGTGATCTGCTTGGTGATGAAGCCGTTGGAGCCGTAGCGGATGCTGCCCGCATGGGACGCTGCGGTAGAGGAATGGCACATCATGGCCAGATCCACGCCGTCCAGCAGGCCGCGGTGCATGAACTCGGTCTTGCCGCCGTAGTACTTGATGACGCCGTCACGGCGCAGGCCCTCCCGGAAGTCCACCTCGATGAGCTCCTCGGCGGGAACGGCGATGAGGCGGATGGTGCCGGACAGGCCGTCCAGTGCGCCGGGCTCCTTCAGAGCGGCGGCCAGACCCAGCAGACCGGCAGCCTGGCAGCAGTGGCCGCAGGAATGGACGGCGCCGGTCTCCTTGTCGCATTCGGGATGGCTTTCCACCACCAGAGCGTCCAGCTCACCGAACACGGCCACACAGGGGCCGGGGCATCCGGTGTCCAGCTCGGTGATGAAGCCGG